GTCGTTGTGAGTGAGACCGTATAGGTGCCTGCGGCCGCATAGGTGTGACTAACACCCTGAGAATTGGACGTAGCCCCATCGCCGAAATCCCACAGCCACGAAGTAATCGGAGGATTTAACGTGGTCGACGTATCGGTGAAGGTGACGGAAAGCCCGTTTATCACGTAACTGAACGAAGGGGTTGCCACTGCCACTGATTGACTAACTTGGTTAACGTTGGACGCACTATCGCCTGCGGTCAGCGTAACCGTGTAACTTCCAGCGGAGGAGTACGTGTGGACAGGGTTCTGCGCCGACGATACCTGGCCGTCGCCAAAATCCCAGTGCCACGTATCGATCGTGCCCCCAGGCGCTGATGTGATCGACTGATCTGTAAAGGTGACTTGCAGGTCCGCTGTGGTAAAATTGAATGCAGCCGTGACAGCTGGTGCTTGCGTTACCGTGATCGGATAACTGACCATAGCGGACTGTGTACCGCTATAACTATCACTGGCCGTCAAGAGGACCGTATAGGTGCCGGGTAAGTGGTAGGTATGCGTCGGATTCTGGACACCGGATGTCCAATCGTCGCCAAAATCCCACAGCCATGCGGTGATGGGTGGAAAACTGGTGGTACTGGTATCGGTGAACGCTACGGCCAAGTAATCAATGGCAGCGGTGAAGGCCGGCTCCGGCGCGAAGGTATTTCCACTCACTGAGCCATTGGTCACCCCCGACGTAGCAACGACGATATTGCCGCTGACCGAATAACTACTGCCGTTCGCATTGGTGACCGTTAAGACCACGGTAAAGGTGGAGGCCTGCCCGTAGGTGTACGTGGGATTTTGGACGGTAGAGGTTGTGCCGTCGCCAAAATCCCACAGCCAGCTCACCGGTGTCGGAGACGATTCATCAGTGAAGGTCAAGGCTAGACCGTTGGCCGCCCAGGCGTAACCAGGAAGGATGGGGATACCGCTATCGACTGGCGTAGTCATATTCAGAACGTCCTAGGGGTGAGGATGCAACATAGTAACATGGCCTTCACGCGCGCGACGCAGTTCCATGGGGTCGCGGTAACGCAAAGGCATCGAATTGCTAGTGGGATACACCCGCCATACGTACGAAGGGGTATCAAGATCCACGAGATGGGATTGTTGTTCCAGATAAACCATTTGGGCGACATCACCGGCCCATAACCACGGGCGAAAATCGATAAGATGTTTACGATGAAACACCTTCATGGAATGGCGTTGACGGCCCGGCTGTCTTGGTCCCTCTATCACACGATTTCCGTCAATTGTGCAATGACACAGAAGTTCGCGAGGAAAAATCGCGTCACATTCCCCCATGAGTGCGGGTTTGAGAACCGCGAATGCATGGGGTAGGAGAAGATCATCGTCGTCGACATTTGTGACGTACGGCGCAGTGCCCTTGCGATAGCCCTGATACCGCATAATCCCTAAATGGCCTTGCACCGCCGGAATGACATGAATGGCCAAGGGAAAGCCCGCGCGCTGACGTGCTACTTCAATCGAGGCAAAGCAGCGCTGCTGCATCCACGGGCAGGTAGTGGCCGAGGTGAGAATATGCACATCCAACCGAGGGGATTGTACAAGAGACATATAGCCATCCCATTTCTTTAAAAGTATGAGTTCAAACCATACTCATGCCGTTTCCCAACGGTGTAACAGGGGATTTTGCTATGCTTGAAGGGATTTTGACTATCATCCGCTTACTCGTGCCTTTTCTATACGAGGTGGTCTTTGGCAACGCATCGACCAAAGCATGGTTCAAGAAAAATGGACTAACGTTACTCTGGTTGCTTTTTATTATTCTCATGTTGGGCGTCGTGTTGCGTGTCGCGGGAGTTTTGTCCCGAACGAATCACGATAACATCGCCTTAACTGCGCAAAATACAACATTGACGCATCGTGTCCAGCAGCTTGAGTTACAATGCCCGAAACCGCATTCTCCGACGGTGACATCGTCTCGGTATACACGAGACCCCCATGCCCGCGCTACCCAGGACTTGTTGGATGAACTTCGTCAAATCAAAACCAATGAGGAGCATTAATCCCATGCGATTCATGTATTTGTTCATCGCGGGGGTTCTTACTCTTACCGCTCTCTCACTTCAAGGGTGTATGGTGGAATTCATTCCACTGCACCCCAACCAAACACCGCCCCGTGAGAGACGCAGTGAGAGCCATTCAACAACTCCTCACTTGAATAGAGCGGTGGCTGGAGTGATGTACAGTAGAGATGCCATCGCACCGTCGAGCGATAGTGCATGCGATCACTATTCACCTCCTGAAAAATCGAAGCGACCTATCATTCCCACATTTACTCAAGACGACGTGCATCACCCTGCGGACATGAATCGTCAGTTGATTGACTATATCAAACGCCTTGACGTGTACATCGCCTTACGTCAGAAGAAAGAAGATGAGAACTATAGGCGCTGGAAGGATAGCTGTCATTTTCCGTAAAACCCACCGGAAGCGCACGATGCTGTGTCCTTTATCTCTTGGGAATTCTTTTACATGGTTGACGATATCACTGCCGCGGCGCTGTTCGGTGTCATTTACACCGACGGTAGCTGCAATGCAATAAACCCGTACGAATCGGCTTCGCGTGGATATGCCGGGTGGGGCATGCACGGATACCTTTATACCAACGATCTCCCTAAAACGGGTTCCGGTGCCAAAAAAGGACTCCCTACAGATAAGGGATACGATCTCAAAGGGACCGGCAAGGGAACGATCACGATCCTGAAGTACGTGGATGGTTTTGGATCGATCCCCGGTGAAGCAACCAACAATGTGGCTGAACTGACTGCTGCCATCCAGGCATTAGAGATTGCAGTCCAACAGAAGCTTGCCGGCATCCTTATTCGCAGCGATTCGAAGTATGTGGTGGAAGGACAAAGCTGGTTGGAGAAATGGCGCAAGAACCAGTATCGTAAATCGGACGGTAACGAGATTGGCAATGTCAAACTCTGGCAGCGCATTGACGAGCTCTTGGGGTTGCTCAAGGATCTGGGCACCAAGGTCGATTTTGTCTGGGTGAAAGCCCATAACGGAAAAGATGCCGACCCGGGCAATGCGATTGCAGATCGCTACGCGCGCCGCGGAACCCTCTGCAATCGTGAAAAGAAACCCATGGTGGAGATCGCCGTCACCGAAGCCAAGGGATATTGGAAAGCACAACACGAACACCATCGCATGCTGTCACTGGCCAATTGGTACCTGACCACGACAGGTGAGATGGATGAAACCGCCCCTGACGGTCGGACGATCTATTACCTGGGCGATATTCGAACGCGGGAGGAGTTTCTCGGTAAGCGCATCGGTGAGGCTTCTTTTGCGGTTGTCTATTTGAAAGATGGTGAGCCCATGTTGGATCGATTGCGCCGCCAATTCACGGAGCTGGCACAAGGGACTATACAGGGTTTGATTGTCACGAGCTTGCACGCGGTCTTTTCACCCCACGTGTACGAAGCACTGACCATGTACGGTGAGAAACTCTTGGTATTGAATCGTCAGCGACAATCCATCGAGCATATGGACAAAGCCAAGGACGAAGACAAAGAAGGTATCGAGCTCGGCCATGAGATTCGACCAACACGACTGGCATACAGTGCCGTGGAGGTTCTCGAAACATTGGAAGGGGTCTTGAATGACTATCTGGTGCCAAAACCCACTAGCCGTTCGCGTGTGCAGGATATCACCGCACTACTGTATGAGCGCACAGAAACCTCCAAGAAGATCACTGTGAAGCTGCGCAACGAACTGCCCAGCGGTATCAAGGCTGTTGATGTGCCGGTCGTTTATTCGGCCGGAGGTGAAGATCAGTCCAAATCCATACGGTTGACGTTGGGTCAGGATCTTCCTGATCGCAATACGTTAGCCTCGCTGGCCATGGAAGGATTGAAGGTCAGTGTGATCACGTGGCCCGAATCGCCACAAGCGTTTCGGTATGCGACCGTGATCGAGTGTGGTGACGATGTGGGAATTTGGGCTGGGCCTTACGCCAATCTTCAGCTTCTTATGTAACCGACGTGGCGATTCCTCAATCCATAGAGGAATCGCTTTACGCATCACCGTGGTGACATCTTTTCCTTTTTTCCCTGTAAGTTCATGCTTTTTTCCTTATCTGACCCTTCCCCCTGAGGTTCCGTTATGCAAACGCTCGTGAGCGCCCACGGATTGACACAGAGGTCCTTCGGCCATAGCCTGATGGTTCTGTTTTACAAATGTGTATCCAAGCACGCCAAGCACGTTTTCTTTATAGCGAGTCTTCATGGCCAATTTAGCCAGCTAGCCGAACACCGGCGTATGGCGATCGGCAAATTGAATCAAGTGATGCAATTGGCTTATCGTCCCGATGCACTTCGATTTCCTGAAGCCGTCCATGCCCAAGTCTGGCAAGGCACAGGGATTGAAGATGTGCTGACTGAAGCCGCCGTGATTAATGCGGTTGACGATTCGACGGTGATTGCATTGGCCCGCCAGGTGGTATCTGTTGCCCCCCGCTGGGCACGATACGCCTCCACCAATGAAATGATTGACGATACAGCTGCATGGATTCGATCGCAGCATGACCATTACCGCCACGCCGCGTGAGCCTTTATATAAAGCCCTCTCTCCTCGCTTTTAAAAGCGAGGAGAGAGGGCTTTTATGCAGTTAGGCAGCTTTCGACTGTACAGTGGCGATGAGTTGATCCAAGGCGTAATCCAAAACCAGCGCCCGGCGGTAAGTCAGACCGTAAAACTCCACAGCGGTGGCCGACACATAGGAGGCATTGACAACTGCGGTCAATGTAGTGGCTGAAACCTTGTACGCATTGTGATCGTGAGTCAGGCGTTGAATCAACATGGCCAGTAGGGTATTGGTTCGGTCGACTTTGGCCTTGAAACGATCGTGATCGGACTGGGTGAAGACTCCGTGAATCGTCTGACTGTTCGCCAAGATGCCTGGCCAGTCGGCGTTTCGTTTGATGAGCTGCCCGTACGGTTTCGACGGCTGGTCATGCTTCAGATCCAAGCATTTGCGGATGGCGGCATTGTGCGCCGTCAGTTCAGCAAGTGTGATGTGGCTCAGCGTATCGTCCGGTTGCGCATTTTTCAATCCATCGGGATGCGCCAATTTGCGCGCGATGTAATCGATGAGCGGATCCAGGTAATGAGTTTCCACGTCTTGACTGAATAGGGCGTCAGCGGCCAGCTGATTCGTATAAGTGAGATAATCGCAGCGCAGACCCGGTACCGCTGGTACGTTGACCGAACGCATCTGCGGATAGGGGATCGCTGTCAGTTGATTCACCGCCCAATGCAAGTCTCTGGCGGGAAACAGCGCATCAATTGGGTGACTCAAGGCCTCTACAAGCTTCTTGGTAGTCGCTTTGAGGAATTCGGGAAGACGCGTCACCGCCTGCTGGAGCGAGGCATTACCCGCACGGGCCTCCAGCGTGAGGATGCGATACTGTGACTCCAGGGAAACGTTATCCATCGACAGCTTCATAGGGGTAGATCCTTACACATGTGGGAATAGGGGCGTCATAGGTTAAACGACCAGACCCATCTTAGACGCACGAAGGCATTCCAGACATCCGCGACGGATAGGGTTGCCATCGCGCAAAGCGGGTCGAGAAGGTGTACCGCAATTTTGACATGAGGTCTCCAGCATTTCCCGAGGATTTATACACACACTCCTCATTCTGTAGTGAGATATGTACCTCTCATTTTCCTTCCACTTAACTTCACGGATTCCCATGGCTCCGAAAGCGAAAGCAAAAACGTCTGTATCCACCGAACCCTTCGCTATCGGCATGCGCACGGGCTTCATCGAAGCACCCCCTTTTCGGCCAGGATTGAATCTTGGCTGTTGCATGGACATACCTACGGGACGCTTTGAACGTGGCTATGATGGACATTGGTACCATACCGGTGGTCTGAACCAAATCACCGGGATTGGCGGACGAGGCAATACGTTCAAGAGCGCACTGGCCCATGCCATGATGCTCATTGCGTTAGGGCGCTTCTTTCCCTACGTTGAAGCCCAAGCGCGCGATACGGAGTTCAGTCAAACCTACGCGCGGTTCCAAGAACTGGCTGTCCACCTGGAACGACTGGTTGGTGTTGATTTGTCTGAAATTGTCAATTTCATGATTACCTCACAGGGTGAGGATTCGGGGAACGTGTGGTTCGGCAAATTGGTCGATCATTTCCAGGCCAAGCGGACCGCTGGAAAGAAGTTCATCTACACCACGCCCTTCATGGATAACCACCAACATCCCCTCACCACGCTCTATCCTTCCATTGTCGAGTTGGATTCCATGTCCGGATTCTTAGCCGACGTGGCAGCCAAGATTCTCGAGGAGAATGAAGTCGGTGAATCCGGTGGCAATACGGTTTTCCTCCGTAATGCCGGCGCCAAGGCGCAGATGATGATGCAGCTCCCCGGCCTCATGGCCACTAGCGGCGGCTACTTCATTACTACTGCGCACATGGATGAAGAAATCAAAATGGAAGCCTACGCGCCGGATACACGCAAGTTGGCTTACATGAAGATGAATTTGAAGTTCAAGAATGTGCCCAACAACTTCCATACGTTGACCAACAATTTGTGGATGGTGCTGAAAGCTGCACCGGAGCAGGACGATAAGAAACGGGCCAAGTACCCACGTGATGTCAAGGATAACGGCGAAGGCAATACCGACCTCATGTGTCTGACTGTGGTCAATTTGCGCGGCAAGCAAGGGCCATCGGGACTACCCTTTGATCTGTATCTTTCCCAGAGCGAAGGTCTTCTGGTTCCCGTGACCGAATTCGAGTATCTCAAGAGTCGCGGCTTTTATGGTGTGACGAAAGCCGGCCAGTCGCTGACTTTGGATCTCTATCCCGGAGTGGAATTTGATCGCCTTACCTTGCGATCGATCGCCTATGGCGATGTCGCTTTTCAGCGAGCGATGACGATCACATCGGAGCTTTGTCAGATCAAGTACATGAAACCGGAACACCATGCGATTCTGGTTACTCCCAAGAAGCTTCTTGAAGGATTAATCGCGAAAGGCTTCGACATGGAGAAGATTCTCCATGCACGCGGATACTGGGTGTTTTGTGAACATGAAAGTGAACACGTTCCGTTTCTTTCGACCATGGACTTGCTTCAGATGAATGCAGGCGATGAAGAGCAGCGGTGGTACCAGCATTTCAAGAAATCATGAGGAACCGTGCTATGACATTCACTTCCGATTCACCCGTCGAATACATCCACCATCAAATCTCAGCCGAAGATCCTCAGGCAGCTCTGCGCTTTCAGACGGACGTGCAGGGTTTTTCACACGATCCTGCTGCGCAGCAGGTCATCTTGTTGAATCGTTACTGGCGCCGCCAATTAGCGGCGTTACCTGAGAATACCATCGATGCGCGCGAGGCGCTCTTAGATGGTATCACGGTCATGGAGTGGACGCGGCTTTTCGTACGCCATGTCCTACCGCTGGTTATCCGGTACCATTTACCCGTCGCTTGATGGGTGTATTTTTCTTCATTAAGGATCTCCTGACATGGCGCGTAACCGGAAGGAATTCATCGATTTCGTGGTGAAGTATTTGGATAAGTTGCTGCCTGGCGGCGAGAATAGCACATATATGCGCGGCCGGCTGGAAGCCATGAGCCCCGACCAGATGGATGCCTACGTGGCTAAGTTGGCTTCGGGGGATGAAATTATCCCCCTAGTAGCCCCCAGTTTACACGATAAGAAAATCACCATCGAGAACAATTTCAAGGTCGCGAAGGAATTGGGGCATGATTTCTTTCACCACTTGCGATTGACCGACCCAGCCACGGGGACGGTGTATCTCACGCCGGAGAAGTATCTGGTAATCGATATTCCTGTCAGGCGCCAACGTCAGCTTCAGCGCAAGAAGATCACCATCCCGCAAGGTACGCGACATGTCGATGAACTTTCCGGTCAAGTCACCGGTGCCTCCCGTGGTTCGAAGATCTCCATGCCTGAGCTTCAAGTGCTTTATTCGCAAGAATTGACACAACCCATCGTGGAACTCATCAAATACCGCGGAGGCGATATCAAGGGGCAGCAGCTCTTGTACCGATCTTTAATGGAAACGGGACATGCGTCACAGAAAGCACTCTCGGTGACCCCCACTTCGGTTCGCTCCACGCAGGTCTTGGGGATTCTCTTCAACGCCATGCACCTTTCCACTACCTTGAATACATGACTGTATGTCGACTCCATCGAAATCACAACCCCATGCTTCACGATCCTCTATCGACTGGCCATTCGTTCGCACCACCCTTGGGGAGGTGTTCGAAAGAGCTCGTCTCTTTCACCACCCGGACGCCATGTTGCGACAGCAAGCGACGCTGTTCCTGATGACTGTCGCATCAGGGTTGCGTGAATACGCGCTGGCTTTGCCCGAGGATATCAAGCCTATCTGGGAATTGCTGCGCAATGATACCCAGACGTTAGACATGCTCCTTGACGTAACCGGTGAAGTCTTATTACTCACTGGTTATACGGTTCCTGAACTGGCGGCGCCCTATGCTGATGCGGTACACGCAGCCATTCCACGCATCAATCGAAATGGTACACCGACGATTCCCGCTGAAACAATGAGCGATACTGGTTTTTTGGAATCCATCGCGCAACCAGAAGAACTCGCGACCCTATTAGCTGCCAATCCGTGGTTGCTGACCATTTTGCTGTTGAAGCATACGGGGCACTTGAGCCTGCTACGGTCAACCGTGACCGTAGAACCACAGCCTCCTAGGGGTGAATAGTCATGAGCCGACGTGAAGGTCGCTCTAAGCCCGGCATGGTCTTCCGCTTTCTGGTGGAAATCGATGCAATTTTGGATACGCGTTTGGGTCTCATGCATCATCTTGATCCGGACAGCGCACAACGACTAGTGGATAACCCTGCGTATTTCACACGAGAACTGGATCAATTCGAACCACTGTGTGGAATGGACGACGTTCTCTGGAAGGAAGCCTGGAAACATCGCACGGTCGAGGCCTTGAAATCCGCAATTAACACGCCAGTGATCGATCTGGTCCATTACATGGTCCTGGAAGCTGAGTATCGCGCTATCAACGATCCGCAGATTGCTGGCGCCGAAGTCGACCTCAACATATGGCCGTACCAGCTCAATGTAGAGGAACGTCATGTCATGGCAGCGGCGTTGACCCAGCGAGTAGGATGGAAATCGCCGATCACGGTGATTTGTCAACCTCCCGTCTACTTCACACCGGGACTGGTGGGGAACACGTACTACGCCATGGTGCTCTACGATCACGATGCATGGTTCAAAGCCCATCAAGCAGAGCTCTTTGCCGGAGAGTACGGTATTCCGAAGGTCACGCTCTATGCGCCACGTTTGGCGGCGAAGAGCATGCCTCCACCGGAATTGCTTGATTTCACACGACATGGCATCACCAGGAAGATCGATATCTTCGATGCGGTGGCGCATGCACTGGCACAATTCATTGCTCTGCAATACCTCCCGGTTCAGCAGTACTGTGTGTGTTACCCAGGCATCAACGATAGCGCTATGAAACCGACTATTTCGCCGACGGCATAGTGCCCTCTCCCAGCCTTCTCGTAAGGCTGGGAGAGGATTCTGTGTCTTTTGTACAAATGCATTGGATGTTATGCCGTACGGCCTAGACTTTCCCTATGCTTCCGGCCTTGATCATCCATGAAGTGATCGTAATTGACGGGATCCAACCCCTGGGTCAGTTCTCCCTCGACGAGAATCACATTCGGTAGATCGTTTTCATCGATAGGTGTGGAGGGTCCTTCCTGAGTGGCATCCGCAGGTATATCGGAACGAGCCAAATCTTTCGATCCCAAGCGCGCAGAAAGGGCATGGAACTGTGCCAAGGCTTGCCGATCGGCATCGGCCACGTTGTTGTCCGAATCGATTCGTTTCAAGGTCAGTGTGACCCGATCGTAATCTTTCAAAGCTCCTAGAAGAATGGTCAGCATTTTGGGATCGTTAGGAAACTTCCCCTCCTGCATGAATTGTTCGACCAGCTTCCGGCGCAGTTCCTGAGTGAACGCCAGTTGTTGATCGTCGGTATAGGCGATAGCACTCATAACTCATCACTCCCCTTGAAAAGGGCTTGTTCACACATAGGATAAAAAGTATTTCTTTCATGGCCTGAATTATAGGTCGTGGTTAACAGTGTTACAAAGACATATTACCCCTTGGATAGTCGGAGGATTTGCCTGTGATGAAAATGTTGACTGCCGCGTTCCACCGTTGGTGGCGCCAGCGGGCCTTACTCGGTGGCCACCTCACCATGTCTCGTGACGGGCAGTGGGGAGCGAACCATCTCACCTTCCAATTCATTGGCGATATGATCGGCCCTTTGGTACAGCGAGGGTATCGCCATGAACCACAACTGCGTAAGATCGTAGGGTCGTTACATACGACGACGATCGATGAGTTGACATCCGATTTGTTTTTAATTGAGCGCAATATCAAAATCCTTGGGTATGTCGATCAGCGGCTCGTCTATGCCTCATTCATGCCTCGACATCTGTATACCTATCTGGCGCTTTCCTCAGGTCGAGCCTTAACACCTGAAGAAGCCTGGAGTACCTTCAACGCTATGGCACTAACATCCACCTTACCTCTTACTTTAATGGTGAGTGATGACTCCTATGCTCAAAGCGATTACTACCGGCTGCGTTACGCATCGGTTTGGGAGGAGACCTTCGAAGTCTATCGTCTCTTCGCCCGCTTGGTGGGTTTGGACTTGCCGCCGCTACACCACTGATTCGAGCATCGCTTACCTCCCGCAAAGACGCGAGCGATGCTCTCACCGACCTAACCACGAGAACCTTACACCATGGCTGACAAAATCCGCAAAATCGTAAGCCCTGAAGGCATCAAAGAAGCCAAGAATGAATTGGCCCATTTGTTTCGTATGATCTGCTGGGAATTAGGGATCGGTCCGAACGAGTGGGAGTACAAGCTTCGCAAGTATTTGGAACTGACGGAGGCAACTGTCCCCCGCAATGCCAAGGATCGCTCCTACGCTCGCGGTAATCTCAATGCCCAGCTCATGGATAAGAAAATGACCTGGACCACTTTCATGCGGGGACTGAAGTTCTTGGGCGTCACCAAGATCAACTTCATGGTATCATTGACCCATCCCTCCGGAGAGGTCACGGAGCACCGCATGGGGATACGGACCCGTCTGACGGCTGATGACATGTCCCTGGCCGAGAAAGAGGTTAGCTTGCCGAACAAACCCAAGGGGCGTTATGTGGCAGCGGTGGAGCATCCTTCTGGCGAAACGACCCGGCACACTGGTAAAGTAGTTACCAACGATTTGTTGGAGCCCAAACTGGCAAACTTGGAACAAGCTTTGACTGATTTCAAGGAAGTGCCAGGAACTTTGTTCGATGCGGCCAACGATGCCAGTGTGACTCCCGCTGTAAATGATGACGGTAAGCCTCTCAAAGAGAGTGGCTTAACTTCTTTCCACGCCGACAACCTTAAACGTCGACGCGAAGCAAAGGCAAAGAAAGTTAGCAAAGAAAGTTAGCAAGGTATAGATACCCACTCACCCCATTCGGGGTGAGTGGGTATCTATAGTCATTTGTTTTTTTTTTCTTTGGTCAACCCTATGACTTCCACCTTCAATGGATCTTTCCATGTCAGCGCTATCCACTTCGTCGATTCTTGCGAACCTGTCCCCTACTTTGTTCCAAGCCGGCCCTCAGGATATCGTGGCCACGCCGGATATCTACACGCTAAATTCCGGCTCTCTTAATTCCACCCAAACCATCAATACCACCGTCGACCGCTTCAATCCATTCGCGGGATCGATCGTTAACAATCTTTTGTCAGGAGCCAGTGGCATTCTGAGCGCAGTGACGTCCACGATTGGACTCACCCAGGCCCTCAATAATCCCATGTCGTTGGTTAACGCTGCCACAGTGGGTCGACTGGCCAGTGTGGTTGGATTTCCCATCACATCGCTATCGCCTGTTTTGCAAAGCACTTTGAGTGCGGCCATTAATCTTAATGCCAGTAACTTCAATTCATTGGATGTCTTCAATTCAGGCAGCAACATCACTTCAGCGATTCAGACGGGTGATATTGAAGGCGCCACCAACGTCTTGTCGATGGCAAGTGCCATGTCAGGCAATGCCTCCTTCACCCAAGTGACAGACGTTGGGGCACGGTCCACCATGGCCTCCACAGTCATCACAGCATTGATTGGACTGGGATTGGCTACAACAGTGGGGGATTTCATCACCACCCAAGATGCACCCATTGCCCGCCATGCATTGTCGCAAAATGTCCAAACGGCATTGATGAACTCCGACCTGATGACAGTGCAGTTATGCATTACACAGTTGGGCGTGGGCGGGGTATTGTCGCAAGTCCCTGACGCGGCACTTCAATTGCTCAAGTACTACCGCCTTCCCGCAGGGACTGCGAGTACGGCGTACGCGACGGCATGGCAAGCCCTCCTGGCTATCCTGGTTCAGCTTGCCCCCAGCTGGAACACGACACTGCGCAGTGGGGTGAGTTACGAAACCTTGACGTATTTTCAAGTAGCGTCCAAAGACGCCATCACGGTGATGAAAACCGATAGCGATCTGACCACAGTCATGGGTGCAGCGATCGCCGGTACTTTTCATCGGGAAAATACACTCTCCACATTGAAACAGATGTATCCCCACATGCTCGTGATGTAACACAAGGCTCTCCCTCGACCATCGGTCGAGGGAGAGCCTATGTCATTTAAGGACGATCAGTGCCGCGAACCATACCGGAGATGAGCTGGCCAATGGATGTACCATTGGCCCACCCTGCCGCGTGTGCGGGTGACTTGAAGGTATCGTAATCCAGGCGGGCCTTATCGCGTGCGATGGACCACTTCCGCAAGGGATAGACCTGGTCTTTCCAATCCAACGCACCGAGAACCGCCAAGTAATCGGAGAAATTGCTGTAGTCGGAATAAGGGCCCGAGGTCAAGTACGAGGCCACGGATGTCCCTGTGGAGCCACCTTGCGAGGCATTGGTATTCATTCCCAAGGCACCTGCCAACGAGCCGGTAGCAGTGCCGATGGCATCGCCTGCCCCCATGATGGCTTTATCCAACGTTCCAGTGGAAGCAACGACAGGCATGTACATCATGGATGAATAGTCAGTTACGGTGAAAGAGATATCAATGCCCAAGGGAAGCATATCCGGCGTCCAGCCAATATTACCCGTACCGCGTGTGATGGTCATGTCCGAAATAATACCGTTGCGAATCTGCATACGGCCTTTCGCAAAGATCTGGCACGAGAAAGGCGCATTCCATGATGAGGCGCCCGTGGCCCGTGGCATGACACCAGCCAGGAGACACGCCAGGGGAAGATAGATGTTCTGCAACAACGCCAATTTGTGCCCTGACCATGAACGTAATTCAATGGTGAAGGTTTGGTTGGGCATCGTCACGGACGAGGAGTCGTAGACGTTGGGAATATCGACGTACGCGGCACCGGCCAAGGCCGCCAGTCCTGAAATATGCAGGCCGTTGGCAATTCCCGACACCAGATCCCCCACTGCACTGGTGATACCACCTACTACCTTTCCAAGGGCTCCCCCTACGAGATTACCGCCCGCCATATCGAAGGAGGTCATGCGCGACTCGGAGGACTTGGAATTGATTTTCGATTGCAAATCAGAAGGTCGGGTCGAGTTACTGAAGGACTCGCCAATCGTCCCACCGTAATCCGTACGGAAGGTAATGTACTGGGAACCGTCCGAGAGATCGGCTTTGAGGGAATCCCAGAACGCCCCCCACCAGTCGGCAATTTTCCCCGAGAAACTGGTATCGGACGACTTACTATCAGGGGGTGCAGTCGATGACGGCGCTGGATTGGACGAGTTTCCCGTAGTCCCCGAGGTCCCGCCGGTATTGGTTGAACTCTGTGTGGCTGGAGTGCCGGTGGCCGTATCTTGGGACATGGTTTCCACCGTGGCCGAGTTGCCGTCACTGGTATCGTTATCCGCGGCCGAACCACCTGCCCCCTTCAAATAGGCGGGAAGGACATCTTTCAGGTACTTTGTCGGTGGTCGAGTCAGGTTTCCGCCAATGACGCCCAGGAGTCTCTGTTGGAGATTCGAGCCGCGCGTGGCCTCATCCAAGGCTTTTTGCACCCGTTTGGTGAATTGATCGGCCAAACGCTGAGAGCGGTTCGCGACAGCATAAACATCGATGTAACCGCCCTGTGCCTTGCCGTTAACATCCTTGGAGATCGGAATGTAGATATCCGGCAAGAATGCCGACATGGCTCCGATATCGTCCTCGATACCAGTGGTATCATTACTCCATGATGGCGAGTTGGGATCCTTATACATGGTCTGCTGGAAGGCATTCAATTGGCGATTATGGATACCTAAATTGGCGGTAATGCCATTTAGCATCGTATTGACTGCATTCCAATACACCGGCATCGTTGGCTTGAAATAACTGAACTTCGTTGACGGAATATTCAACGCGCTCTTGATCACCTTCGACCCAAAGATGATGGGGGCAAAAGGTACCGACAAGAGGTAACCGGCAGCTGAACCCAAATGGAAGAACAAGCCTTTCGCGCGACCTGTACGCACGATCGCCGAGGCATTGGAATCGTAAAAGTTACCAAAGAACGATGACAGTGAGTTGAAGGCCTGCACACCAAAGGACATCGTAATCAACTGTGCATTATCGTCGATGATATCCGAGTAGGCCCGGCCCATGCCGAAAGATCCTTGCGTCGTCATCGTCGTGCGATCGGGGGCGTTTTGATAACGGTGATCGCCACCCATGGTGACATCGGAGAATTCCGTGTACTGTGGCGGACAGTTGATCGGCCAATTGCCTCCCAACGTGGTGTCCGTGTATTTCCAGGCAGCGGTGGTAAAGATGCGCCGCGCCATGTCTTGAGTGGAGATATCGTCCAAGATGCCGTTATTACCCAACGTGTTGAGCATGAACGCTTGGCGAATCCAGCTTAAGTTGGTGATGCGGTCGGTGGTCAGGAAGTCAGCGATCGAAGCCGGCAACGTGACATCAGGAGTGGTGACAAACGAGGCCGGTGGATACGCCGGACTGGGAGTGATCGGCAGCCCGAGTTTATCGTGAGTTGGATCATGAGCAGCGAGTGCTGCACCTTCGATTTGGTTATATAGGGCATTGAGCTGTGAAGGAACAGACATGTCTAGGTCCCACGTTGAGAATGAGTCAAAAGAATTACCCCATAAAACAAGCCGCAGGGGCGAGGCACAAGCCTCGCCCCTGCGCTATACACCGACTTACCCGTACTGTGGTCTCGCCATAGATACCGGAGCCCGTGGGAGTGTGGCCGGTTGAGGCCTTCCAGCCATGGAAGCGTCATCCGTCCTGGATGCCCCTGATGGAGCTCCCTGGATCGAGGCAGTATCCGTACTTTGCCCTGACAACCCCCCTGCTTTGGCGATACTCGGTAACGCACCGGTATTGCTTTCGATCGAGATCAGGACGGCCACGGCTTTGGAGAGCAAATCCGTTTGCTGTTTGAGGTACGTTGAAATATCTCCCGTCCTGGCCATTTGTGCTTGCGCAGTGGCCTGTGCTTGGCGGTCAGCCATGACCGCCTTATGTTGCTGCGCCGCTTGAGCCACCATCACGGGATCGACTGTGGAATCATTCGCTATCGCCGGCATCCCCGGTGCGACAGACGGCATGATCAGATGCGCCGAAGGCTTTCCACCCGATGGCGGTGCGATCGATGCCAAAGCCGCCGTACCGGCCGCTGCCGCGGCAGCGGAGCCCTTCGGATGCACTGTCTCTGCTCCTAAGCCGCCCTTGGTACCGTTGGCCGTGGTGGTGGTTTTACTCGCCACCCCTGCCGACGTACTGGCCATTTCCGTATTGGGCGATGCAGTGGGTAGTGTCGGTTCGGAGGCTGATACCTTCGAGCGAAATTTACCTACTTTACCATCCAACAACTTCACGACCTGTCCCTTAGTCAATGCCGTACCGCTTCGATAAAAGATCGAAGCATTGGATGCAGCAGCTTTGGGGGAAACCGCTGCCGCAATGGCTTTATCCGGAGCGGAAAGCAACTGCACCGCCCCGGCAGGGCCGAGGAAATGCGCAATGTACAGCTCCGTATCGGTGGGAGGGCGTCCTAAGCGCTTGGTTAGGTATCGTTGATTCTCCTTAATGAATTCACCAAGCATGAGCGCCGAAGCACGCGGATCGGTCTGAGGGGTGTTGGGATTGATGCCATACTTCGCACCGTACTTCGCTAGCATGGCTCGCCACGTCGAATCAAGGAATTGACCTAAGCCCTTGGCAGATGACGTGCCTGCTTTGGCATTGGGATTCCAGGAAGATTCAATACCCGTGAAGATACCCAACAACTTGGGATCCATACCGGTCATTTTCGCCGCCGCATCCAAGGTAGCCTTGACTGCCGCATAACCCCGTCCAGTAGGTTCCGGCACCTTATTGATGTCGCCAACCGTGCCGTGCCCCGGTTGGGCCACGGGTTGACCGACAACGGCACCCGGTTTCCCAGCAGCGGCTGCAATGGATTGTGCCACCGCCGATCCGGCTTCAACGCCACGCGGCAATGCCACTGCCTGTTGGAGTTGAGGTTTGGTGGAAGCCGACGATGCCGTCGCTCCAGCAGCTGAAATACCGTCCTTGGCGCTTGTCGTCCCCGTCGGAGTGGTTTGTTTCTTCGCGGCAGCTTTGGCCTCTTGCTCCTGCAAGACCTGTTTCTTTACTGCATCCTTCAACGCCTGAATATTGGCTTTAGTGCTATTGGAATCAGCGTTCAACGGTGTGTTATCGCTAAACGGTGTCTCAGTAAAGCTCCATACCGAGGCAGTGGTCAGTTTCGAGCCAAAGGTAGCTGCGACCGTCATGGTCGCCACATCCAACAGATGGGCAGGCCCCAATCGATTCTCCGCGTCCCGCGGATCGATCATCTTGTTCGCATGCTTCACAGCAGTAGCGTATTGCAGGATCGTCGGTACAAAGCGTTTGGCGAACCAGCTGTACCAGCGAAGCTTGGCATCCTTGTCCGTGGGCGATACCCCGAAATACCCCTGGTAATGATCGAAGTAATAACTGGCATCGTCGGTGAAACTGGCCGTACCGTCACTGGTGTACTGGATCTTCTCGAAGACATCCTGCTCCAAGAGAAAGAGCGCTTTGGCTTTAGTGGGATCCATCTTGGACAAACCGTAGGTCTTGTAACGAACTGCTGTCAAGGCCGAGACCTTCCCGCCCAAGAAGCCAAAATCTGACTTCAGGTGCGAGGTGGCCGTGAGGCCGACCTTACTGGCGACGTTCTTACCCGAGGCATCTTTGGTGGCTGCCACCAAAGCCCCAACCGAGGCTGCGGCACCACCTGCTGCCGTAATGGCGGCCTTGGCTGGAATCGCACTCTTTAGACCACCCACGGACGCCACGAACGCATTGGCGATCGCACTGGCCGAGGTCGGCCCTCCCTTACCATCTCCCTTTTCCGGACCCAGATCTTTCAGTACTGCCAACTGGGCCGCCGCGACTTCTTTCTTCCCGGCAGTGAGTGGATCATCCTTGAAAGGAGACGTCATCTGATCGTAAATATTCGGCGCGATGGTCATCACTTGTTTCAGCAGCGCGCGTTTCTGTTCGGGCTTCAATACGTCATCGACATCCGAGATCGACAGACCTTCTTTCTGCGCATGGACTGCTTGAATCCAATGCAGGAAGACTGGCTTGAATCGCTTGTCCATCCAGGTACCGAGTGCCTGCTGCTGGTTGGCTTCCTTAGCCGTACCATGATGGAACCAGTTTAATGGGTTCCAGTTACTGCGATAAAAGCCGAAGATCTTGGTGACCTTGATCAGATCAGCCTTCTTCATCGTGCGCGCGTTGATGGTGGCCGTACCGGCACTGACTGTGGTGTGGGGTTCGAGCAACCCTTCGAGTTCTCCGACGATCTTGGAATTGGACAAATCCTTGTCCACATCCACACCGTACTGGGCCATGCGTAAACTCCGTAGCTTCATGCTACGTAGTTTGTGGTTACTGTAAAGCTTGTAAGCGCCGTAGGCGAGCGCGCCAACAGCCAGAGCCCCTAGGACCACGGGGGCACTGATGACAGCCGCTATACCGCCTAAAATAGAGCCTGCGGCCCCTGCGGCACCGGCAAGCAGACCACCACCTTCAGCCACTGCACCGGCGGTAGCTATTCCTTCGGCAGCCGTCGTTCCCGCCACCGCCGCTTCACCCAGTCCAGCAGCGCCTTCCACGGCACCCACTGCTCCTTCTGCTCCTTCGGCGCCTTCGACCAATTCCCCACCACGTCCAAGATTCTTGGCCATGTTGAAAAGTTTCTTGCCCTTACCCAAGAATCCCTTACCGCTTTTGAGATCCTTCCAGTAACCCTTGAGTTTGCGGAACTTGTTCAAGATACCACTGCCTGAACTACCACCGCTACCGCCATGGTGAATATCGTCCATTTCGCCGGTGGCGGCGGTACCGTGGGGATGCGCTATCGCGTGGCGCTGTGCCGCCTCTTCAGCGGCATGCTCTTTCAGTTCTTCCTGGAAGGTACCGGTGCGTTTCTTGGTCGGTTTGGTCAAACGTTCTTTCAAGGTAACGAGTATGTCATTTAACAGCCCGTGGGTCTTTTCGTCTTTTGTCGGTAAACCGTCTTTGGGCATTTTCAGTTTACGACCAAACGGTCCCATGCCGAGAAAATGCGAAAGGAGATTAAAGGGCGCTGCCGCGACCTTACCGCCGAGTTTGGCCATCGCCCCGAGGGTATGGACAAAAGCTCCTGCCGCGGCACCACCGGCGCGCAGCACACCACCTACGAGCCTGGCCGTCATGGACGCTTTGATCGGGAAGCGCTTACCCCGAGCATCGACCAATCCCTTGTCGAAGTCTTCCTTGAAGATTTTCTGTTCCGGATGGGGACCGGAGATCTTCATGACCTCGCCGGTGATGTCATGCACATTGCGGATCTTCTTGGACGGCTTGTCCTTGAGAACGTAAATGCCTGCCCTCATACCCATCGCGGTCAGACGAGGTTCCCACGGTTGATCCCCTTTGACATAGACGTCCACCGGCATTTTGGCGAGTTTAAACACCTCACCCACGACTTTTCCGATAGCCCCGATGGCCTTGATAGGTGCGGTGATCAGACTGCCGTAGAACCCACCTAAGACTTTGGCTGTCGACCACAATCCCCGAATGACATTGCCGAAGAACGAATGGCCCTGGTTATCGGTTAACTTCTTCTTGTAATCCTCCAGGCTAATCAGTGTATTGCCGTCGGCGTCGATCACCGGACCACCGATGTCCTTTGGCACCCGAATAGGCTTGCCGCGTTTACCGTCGGGATTCACATTGAAATAATGTCCCGCCTCCATGGCGCCTTTGGTCAGTCGAGGTGTCTTCTCTCCCTTGACGAAAACATCCGCCGGCTCGGTACCCATGTGGGTGCGATCGAACCCACGCCCCGCAAAGGCTGCGACCTTACCCACTGCACGGAACGGTAGTCCAAATGCCGTTTTCACGTAATTGCCATAGAGCCCAGCGGTTTTCTTGACCATGCCACCGATGCCAGTGATGCTGTTTTTGGCACCGGTAAGGATCGACTTCTGCCACCAGTGTTTCTTCTTACCCCCTTGACCAGGGGTACCTGAGATATTCCCTCCAGTTTGCGTGAAGTCGCGATCGGATAGCACTTCCAAGATGTCATCCAGGAGCTTGAGATTCCCTTCCTTGAACGCCGTGACCAATTCCACCATCGTCGATGCGACATCCGGGGTCGTGGTTGGCTGCATAGCCTCGTGAATGCTGGCCGTCGCTGAGGACGCCGCTGAAGCCGTGCGTTGAAACGTGGCTTCACGCCCTTCCGGCGTGAGAACTGTATGCCCCAATGGGGTTTCTTTGGCGGCTTCCGAGACCTTGCTCAAACCCTCTTGAACTTTGTCCACCAGATCCGAGAACTTCTCACCACTTTCGGTCCGCAATTCATCGATGACTTCCTGCGGCGTTGCGATCCAATCGCCCGTATGCGCATCCTTGACGCCTTCGGCAAGATTACGTACATCCTTGATCACACGACCCGACTGGGCGGAGACGTATGCACCGGCTTTGAGTTTGGCTTCTTCAATCACCGGTGCCGCCTTGGATCCCTTAAACAGATCCATGGCGTACGCCCCCACGTTCATCGCTTTTTTCCAATGGCGTTTCACGGAGGTGATCAGGGAATCATAGATCGAGGGAGCTTCGCTTTTCACTTTCGATTGCACGGATTGAGCGGCTTGTGCCACACTGGCGGCTGCTGACTGCACTGCATGGACTGCTTGAGATGGTGCTCGCTGAGCCGCCGCTTTGACCTGAGCCTTCGCCTCCTGTGCGGCTTGGCGCCGCCCTGTCCGGGTCCGTAACCGCCGTCCAGCACCGTGCTCCATGAAAGTATCGACTTTATCGCCGACACCGGATAGCTTCTCATCCAGCGCTTCGCTGACCCGCGTCAATCGCCCTTTCGTGGCATTCACGGACTTCTTGGAGGTTTGCAGAAATTCCAGGAAGGGCTCGCCGCTGCCGGTGACTAGTTTACTGATCTCCGCTGCGGTGGCCACTACGCGGCCACTGAGTAAGACACCGCCGACAAGCTGCCTCATCAGGACAATAGGCTCGCCTGTCTTGGCATTTTGATACTTACCCATCGACACGTTCGATGCCAGAATGACAGGCGAGTTCATGTCCGAGGGATGGTACAGATTGACGTAGGTCTCTTGACTGCGTTGGCGGAACGATACCTTCTCCCGACCTGCGGCAGCCAGGTGGTCCTTACGCCCCACGGGTGAGGTCACTGGCCCTGTGGCTTGCTGCCCGACCATGTGATTCACGAACGTATCGTGATTCAACATGACATGATCGCCTTCTTCGGTCACGACCCCCAATTTGCGCAGGTCACTCATTGCACCCAGTTGGCGATAGGCGTCGATCTGGGCACTGACATTGGGCGTCGTATTGCGCACCACATCGTACTTACTGTGGAGCTGCGCCAGAAGCACCTGATCCGTACGGCCGTTGGACCCTTTCAAGCGACCCCGCATTTGTTGCATGATTTCTTTGCGATGCTCGGCCAGGTGGGG